CCCGGGCATCGCCCACCGTCAGCCCCACCAGCGCCCCAACCCGCAGCCCCGTCTGCCGCGCCAGCAGCATCCAACCCGCGTCGCGGCGTGCCAGCGGGCAATCCACCCGCCGCGCCGCCTTCAGCAGCGCCTTCTCCTCGCGTTCCGTAAAAAACCGGTCGAAGACTTTGCGCTCATACATCGGCATGCACCTCCCCGTTCACCCGTACCTCCAGCGCCGCCGCAAACCCAGCCCCGCAGTGCTCGCAGTCGTGCCAGTACTCCTCCCCCAGCAACTCGAACTCCATCTCGCACTCATCGCCGCAGTGCGGGCACGTCACATCAAGGAATGAACTCATCGCTGCAACTCCCCGGCCCTTATCGGGCCAGCCAGATCCCCCGGCAAACCAAGACGCACCAGCGTGCAATCCAACCGCACGAACATCTCCTGATCGCAGCCGTTGCAGTAGACCGGCCTCGTATCGCGTAGCCACGAAAGCCTCCACTCCGTAGCCGCCCCGCAAACCGGGCAGCCGATCATCACCTTGCAATGCGTGTTCATCGTCAGCTCGGATCGAAAGCTGTGCTCGGCGCTCATTTCCGCAGCTCCATCTCCGCAATCCTCGATCTCAACAGCACCACATCCGCCCGCGCTGCGTGCAACTCGCTGCGCAGCCGCTCAATCTCTTCCGCCGCCGCAAACAACATGTTCGCGTTCCCGCCCCCCGCGTACTGCCAGGCCCTCACCTCGCCAAACAGCACCTTGCACAGCTTCATCGCACCCTCATCCTTGTCGCTCACAGCCCAGCCTCCCGCCAGCGCGCAATCCGCGCCTCGTGTTCCGCCGCCCGCTCCTGGTCCGCCAGCTCCAGCCAGCGATCAAACAGCCTCGCTTTCAGAGTCTCCGCCGCCTTGAATGCCGCGTGTGCCTCCGCCGCTGTTGCCACCCGCTCCGCGGAAAACTCCGCCAGGCACCGTGTCAAACCGCTATCCATGTTTGTTTCCCCCGCTCCAGCCCTTTCAGGCCGCGCCGTAATTCACAGTCGACCAGTCCAGCACATCCACCAGCACCGCCACCGGCAACCCCTCCGCCAGTCGCAGCGCCACCGGGCGGATCAGCATCGGCCCGAAATGGTGTTCCATCCCCTTGCCGATGCTCAGCAACTCCTCCCGGCCCTTGTGCCATATCCTCATCCGCATCCGGCGCGTCTCGTCCTCCCGCACCGACTCCACCAGCACCATCACCGCGCCAAACCACTCACCACAGCCCCGCTCTATCCACCGGCTTTGTCGTGGCTCATCCCGCTCCGCCCGCGTGTTCAGCAGCTCCAGCAGCATCAGTCCGCCTCCGGCCAATCCCGCGGCACCCGCCGCGGGAACCACCACCGCCCCGTGATCGCCTCCAGCGTTGCCCGAATCAAAACCAGCACCACCAGCACCACCGCCGCATCCAGCAAAAAGCTCATCCCTGCGCCTCCAGGTCATCCGCCAACTGCGTCAGCTCATCCACCACCACATAGCCGCGCTTCGCCAGGCCCCGGTCCATCATCAGCCCCAGCAAATCCCGCAACAGCGCCCCGCGCATCGCCGCATCCCGAATCGGGCGCCGCGCGTTCACATGGCGCCAACCGCCCTCCAGCACCCAGGCGCGCCCCTCCTCCTGCAGCGTCACCAGCCCCGCCTCGATCTCCGTGGCCGGCCGCTCCATCAACACCTGCAGACTCTCCACCGACAACGGGCGCCCGCTCATCTCCAGCAACGCCTCCAACCGCGATCTCAACACCGGGTCATGCCGCATCACACTGCTCCCTTGCTTCCTTCTCGAAGCTTTCTTCCAGTCGTTTCACAATCTCCGCCGTCCGGCTCCGGTGCTCCTCCCGGGCTGCTTCGTCCAGTTCACCCACCAGATCCGCCGGCATCCTCACCAGCACCTTCTTCGTATCCATCGTTCCGCCTGTATATAAAAGCTATATAGCAGTATATATAGCTCTCAGGCGTATATACGTCAAGCGCCCCGTCCGGCAGAATCCCCGCCATGCCCGATCAAATGTTCCACCTCCGCCTGCCCGACCACATCAAGGCCGCCCTGCGCCGCGCAGCCGAAACCAACCACCGCACCATGACCGCCGAAGTCATCGCCGCGCTGGAGACCGCCCTGGCCGCCGAAGAGAAACGGGTGGCATACCCACAGAAAGGCCCCGGCCAACCGCCGGAGATAAAAGAGCCCGCGCCGGACCCCGTACCGCTAAGCGCCGCCGGCCTGGCCCGCAGCCTCCAGCGCCTTGACACGCAAGGCCGCGCCTTGGTAATAGCGATGCTGGATCACCTGCAAACCATGCGGGACCTCAAAACCCAGGTGACTCTGCTCAGGGAGGGGCAAAAACATGGAAACCCTTAACACCCTCATCATCATCGCCGGCGCCGTTCTCGTGCTGCTGCTCATCCTCGCGCCCGTCTTCATCTACCAATGCGCCGCCTACGCGCGCCGCATATGGCGCGCGCAGGAGCACACCAACCGCCTGCTCGCAGAGCAAACCGCCGTCACTCAAAAACTGATTGAAGAGATAGAAGCCGCCCGGAACCGGGCCAGCAAACTCCGCCGGGTCGGCTAAGCCTTCACACCCGACAGATACAACCGCACCCCGTCATAGAATGCGTCGATGTTCGTCGCCACCGCCCGCTGCCCGTACAAATGCACCCGCACCCGCCGCGTCAGCGGCGGCAGTGCCTGCAGAAAGTTGTCATCCGTCCAGCTTGTCGGCGCGGCATAATCGCTCACCACCGGCCCGCTGATCAGCGCCCCCGCCCCATCGTAAAAAGACAGCCCCAGCGCCCCCGGGTCATTCCCCGTCCCCGCCGCCAGTCGCCACGTCGCTACCAGTGCACTCCCGTCGCCCGCGTCCACCGCCGCCAGATCCACCGCCGGGTTCCCGCTGAAGTCCACCTCCTGCCACGCCTCGCCCGTGGGGCTGTTATCTGCCCAGCTAAAGCTGTGCAGCCCCTCATAGGCCTGCGCCCCGGTCGCCACCAGCGTGTTGGTCGCGCTGGTCCAGCCTGATGCGTCCCCCGTCTCCGCGTCCCCGTTCGTCAGCGCCAACTGCACCACCCGGTTGGGGTCGTCGCGCACCGCCGTCCAGTCCACCCCCTGCCAGCTCTCCAGCCCATCCCGCACACTGTGCGCCGTAATCCGCAGCAGATTCGTCAGCGTCCCGCCGTTGGCCGCAATCTCCGCCGCCTCCGTCCAGGTAAAGGCCTTCCCTGTCAGCCCCGCCTCCGTATGCAACAGCGCCCCCGACTCCCCGTCGTAGAACCGCAGCGTCACCGTCTGCCCCGCCTCCGGCCCATAATCCGCCTCCTCAAACCACTGCACCGGCACAATCCCCTGCGCCACTCGGTCCCTGTGGTGCCATGTCAACACCACATCACCGGTCAACATGTCCGGGAAAAAAGCCCCGTTCGCCTTCAGCGCCCCCGGCGCATACGGCCGTTCATATCGCCGGTCCGTGTTCAGTGTGTACTCCGTCGCATCCGCCAGCGCCAGCTCCCCCTGGCCAGTCCGTGGCGTCACCTTCACCAGCATCGGCTCCCCAACCGGCACCGACACATCCGGCACATCCGTATCCGGGTCCATCGTCATGTCCGCGCCAATCGCGTGCGCCTTGGGCGTCGAATCCGCCAACCCACGCACCAGCGTCGCGATGCCCGTTATGGCATCCGCTGCCGTCACATAAATCAGCTCCGCCCCGACGATCATCCACCCAGGCTGCAGCCCCGGCGCATACACCTCTGTTGCATCCTGCTCGAGCCCCGCCGGAGCCTGCACCACCTGGCTGAAGCCCTGGCGCAAAAACTCCTCATACGGCAGCCCCTCCCGGCTGATCCACACACCGAAATCCAGCGCATCCCCACTTGGCGCCGTCGCCAGCACCCACGCCGCGCCCTCCCCGGCCGGGAACGTCCCCGTCAGCTCGCTTTGCACCACCATGTATGGCGCTTCATCCACCGCCACCACCGGCGCATCCGCCGGCGGGCCCACCGGATCCTGCCACCCCGTGGGCGGCGGCGTGGCGTAATGGCTCAGCGCCGTCCCAAACACATCCTCCACACACTCCAGCCGCACCCGGCCATCCGTCAGCGTGCCATAGCCCGCATTCACCACCCGCAGCACAAGCCCCGTAATGCCCAACTCCGGCCAGTCCGCTTTAAAAACATCCCCAATGCGAAGTCCCGCCATTGTCCGCCGGCCCACAATCGTGCACCGCGCCAGCGCCGTGCTCATCTGTCGCAAATCCCGCGCCGCCAACCGGTTCGCCAGCGCCGCATCCAGGCAGCCGTCATAATCCTCGCTCAGCGCGTTCACCGTCCCTGTCGCAGCCAGCAGCGCCGTATCCTGCACCGTAATCGTGTTGTAGTCCTCGCTCTCCCGGTCCAGATAGCGGATCACCGCCGTATTCTTCAGCTCCCGCGCCGCCGGCCGGCTGTAGTTGTCAAACTGTGCGATGTCCCCGGGGCCATAGGTCACCAGCCCCGCCGGATCGTAATCATCCCGCATCAGCGCCAGGCGAAACTGCCCGCTCTCCGGGTCCAGGTACAGACTCCCGTCAATGTGGCGCAGCACATTGCGAACCGCATCCTCCGCCGCCTCCGGCGTCGGCAGATCCCACAGAAAAGACAGCCCAAACCCCTCCGCATCCAGCGTATCCGCCGCCGCGCGGAAATCCGCATCATTCAGCGCGCCCACATTTTGCCCCAGGCCAAAGGTGGGGCTGGTCAGCAGCTCATACACCAGGTGCGCCGGATTCGCATCGTCCCCAATGCGCGCCTTCGCCGCATACCAGTCGTCAAAGATCGCCCGCCCCCGCACCGCCCACGGCTTCAGGTATGGCTGCATGCCCAGATACATCTGCCGCAACACCAGGCAGCACACCCCGCGATAGGCCGGCACCCGCCCCGGCAACTGCCCCGCCAGATAATCATTCACCGCCTGCCCGGGCTCCCCCATCGCCACATCCAGCGTCCCGCTAATGCCCCCCTCGCTCTCCTCCCCGCCAAAAAGGCCCTCCTCATCTATCGTGATGCTCCCGCTGCCAACCTGCTCCCCCTCCCAGGCCGTTTTATCGCCCACCACGATTTTCGTGATCGCATCCAGCCCCTGGCACAGCCCCAGGTGCATCCCCACCCGATAGCGGTAGCCAATCACCACCTTCTTTTTCTTTGAGAACAGGCCCACGGCTTACACCTTTTTCTTCACGACGTCCGTGTTTATGTGCCCATACCACAACACATTGGGGTTGCGGATCGTCCGCGTCCCCCGCAGCACCGGAATGCTTGCCCCCGGGTTCACCTGCGGCGACTGCACCCGGCCCCGCTGCGGCCGACGCGTCTGATCCTTTGGCTGCAGCAACTGCTGAATCAGCAGACTTGCCGCAAACAGCGCGATCTGCACCCACACCATGGTCAAACCACCTTCCCGTCAAACGGGTTTTGCTCAGGGAAGAATTCACACCCCCCGAAGTTATCCAGGTTTCCAAACTTCGTCTCACACGTCTCGCTGGTGTGATCGCAGCCCGCATACGCCACCAGCTCATCCCCCACGCGCACCCCCGGCACCGCCGCCTGCAGTGTCAGCGCATCCCCAACATGGTCCACCACCATTCGCAGCGGCGTGTTCAGCAGCTCAACAAAGCCACCGGTAAACCACCCGTCAGGCTGCCCGGCCCATGCCGCCGCCGTCACCACCGCGCCGTTCACCGCCGTCACCGTCCCAGTCACCGCAAACCCCGTTTGCGCCACCTCGCAGCCCTGCGCATACAGCCCGTGACGGCAGCCCCGCGACCAATTTGGCACAAACACCATCCGCCGCAGCCCGCTTAGCGCGTTCTCGCAGGTGATCACCGCCCGGCTGCCGCTCCAGCTCACCTTCGCCACCCGCCCACGCCAATAGGTCACAAACTCCGCGTCCGGATCGTTCCGATGTCCCCGCAGCAGTTGCAGCTCCGCCGCCACCATGGGAGGCGATGCCAGCCACAGCGCCGCCAGGTCATTATCCCGCGGCACCTCCACCGTCAGTCCCTGCCGTGCCAGCTCCTCGCTCACCTCCACCTGGCTGCGCTGCAGCCCCGGCTCCGCCTCATACAGCGTCCCCGAGTGCGGCACATCCTCATCCGCGCTTGTATAGGCAAACACATCCACCCCCAGGGTGAACCGGTACAGCTCCACCGGCTCACCCTGATAGGCGCTGCCCTCAAAATCCTGATAGCTCACGGCTCCCCCACATTCACCTCCACCTGGCGATCCTCACCGGTGGAAACGCTCACCTGCTTCCGGCCTCGCTCCGCCTCTATCTGCACCTCCACCTGGCGCAACTTGTAGCGGCATATCCGCCACTTGCTCCGCTCGCCCTTAAAACGGTCGCCAAATCCCGCCGGCGTGCCATGCACCGCCACCGTCCTGCCGTTCATGATCATCACCCCAACGCACCCCGCAAAAAGCCGCTCCGAGTGCATTCCATACGACTCCGGCGAGCCCCAACTGATCACCGAATCAACCCGCAGCGTCAGCGGCTTGCCCGTCCCGCAGGTGACCAACTCCATGAACTCATGGTCCACACAGCCTTCTTTCCAAAGCGCGCCCCGCTCATCGTTCGGCTCCGGCACCGCCATCGGCCACACCGCCACCAGCGCCACCGCAACCCACCACCTCAGCCTTGCGCCCACCGGCATCCCTTGCAGTTGTATCCCAGCAGAATGTGCTCCCGGCTTCGGTAAATCTGGCATTGCTGGCTGGCCGGGTCCGTGTGCCACCGGTGCGCCGACAGCGTGTAGAACACCTCCCCCACCCGCACCGGCGTCGTCCGCAGCCGCAAATAGCCCGTCGCATCCGGCTCCACCATCACCGGCTGATCCGCCACCGACTCCAGCCGCTTGCGCGGCGCCTGGTTGAAGCACTCCGGCCGCCGCACCTCCAGCGCCCGGCTCATAGCTTCGTCCTCACCGTCAGCCGCAACTGCGCCACCCCCGCCGTGCGCCACTCAAACTGCTGCGCGTCCCCGTTCAGCCGCACCAGCCGCAGCCAGCAGATCCGCCGCACCGTACCCGGCCCCAGCGACACACCCACCGGCGCATCCAGCAGCAGATACTCGAGCTCCGGCCCAACAACCGTCCCATCCGACACCCCGCGCAGGATCCAATCCCCCGCCGTCGTCTGGAT